CAGTGAATGAAGGTCGTGCGGTGATAACTCTCCAACCACTGCGTTCCCAAGGTCGCTTTGGTAGGATTGAAAATGCGTTGAACTCTTGGTTCAATTGCGACCAAACCTTGCGGCCATAAATCGCTTGGTATGTTCCTGCTGTGCTTGATAGCATTGGGCTGTCAGCCTTGAGCAATTCGCTACCGCTGTAGGAATATCCCATTGCATTACCAGCACCGTAAAAGTACCGTTCCATGTCAGTTACGCTTCGTATGTAGTCTCGTGCCATATAATTTCACTCTCCATTATTTTTTTATTTTTTTCAAGCCCCTCGAATTACCGAACCGGCGAGATTGTGTACTTCATCCCAAGACATGTTACCCAAGTCTTGTGTGGATGGGACTTCAACATTAGATGAAGAAGCCGACTTTTGAATTGATGTTCCTTGAATGCCAATGTTATCAATACGCTCACTTAGTGCGTTAATTGACTTCATAACTTCGTTAAGAGGCGCACGAGCGTCGAACTCGGCTTTTTCTGCTTCTTGCTTTGCAATTTTTTGTTCTTCTGCAAAGCGAGATGCGAATTGAGATTCAAGGTCGCCACGGAATCCTTGTTCCATTGCGGCGGCTTTGTAAACTTCGTATGCGGCTTCAACATCGGATGCTGAAACATTGCTTGGGTTGATGTAACCCTTAGCCATTGAAACAGGTCCAAGCGCACCGGATGGCGTTTTACCACCAGTTGAGGAAATTGCGGAGATTGCACCAGTTGAAGGTGAACCATTTTCTTGACCTCGACCTCGAACTTGTCCGGCGAAGTAGTCAGCACCATCAACAGCATCGGGGTTATCGAAGCCGCCAAGTTGCGCCTTTTCCAAATTGTCGAAGTGTGTTCGTGCTTGCATAGTGTCAACACCAGCGGATTTGAGAGTGTCCTCCATCCAGTTTAGGTATTCTGCGGTTATAACATCACTGTATTCACTTTTTGCGTAGTTCATTTTGTCATCATCCTCTTTTTCTTCGTCTTTATCTTTAGCGGCGAATGGGTTTTCCTTCTTTTCATCGTCGGAATCGTCTTTTTTGTCTTTCATGTGTTCCTTAAGGCCGGGAGGCATTTCGCCTTTTTCCATAGCGTCAAGTCGTGCTTCAAGTCTGCTCATTACATTGTTCAAATCGTTATCAATTTCTGTCATATTGGTGTCCTCCTTTAAAATACGAAACTGTGCTTCGGGGTTAATTCCTTTTTCACATATCGTTATTTCGTGTAGTTCCATTTTACTAATTTCTTGGTAGTCTCCATGTTCCCCATCCGATTTACGCACTCTCTTGAATGCTTGTCCACCGATGGAAAATCCTTGCAGATTTCCTTTACGGATTTCTGCGGCCACTTCACGAGCCTTTTCAATGTCGTTGCGAAGTGAAACAACGACAAACATACCAGCATCATCAACTTCGGATTTCCACATCCGACCATTTGAATCAACATAGGAGTCAATAACTTCTCCAACTTGAATGTTTGAATGAGCGAGTTGTACATTACGGAACTTTTCACTCTTCATAAATCCGCCAAATGCATCCTTTAGTGCTGAACGGGTAATAAGGTCGCCTTGTTTGTCCACCAGTTCAACTGATGCATAGCCAGCGATAACCATGTCCGAACTGCCCTTAATGAGAGCAATGCCGGAGGTAGGTCGCTTTAGGGACAACATTACCCTCCGATTCACTGTCATGGTATATAGAATGTTTCTTTCACACTGAAAGAGTAGGAGTACCGTCTTCGTCATCTAAAACGATAGACTCGTCTGCATCCGTCTTCATTTCAACATGTGTGATAGGTTTTTTCTTTTTATCGCCCGAATCCGCTTCTTTTTCCTTTTCATCCGGTCTTAGTTTACCATCATAGTCGGGTAAATTGCTTTCTTCTGTTAATCTTGTAGGGCCACTCGGTGATTCGACTGGTGTAGCCATGTCAATACCCAAACCTTTCGGCCCTGTCCAAGTAAGTTTTTCTTTAGCGAGTCTGTCTAAAGCACGACTAATTACATCAAGAGCCTTCTTAGTTGACGGTTTTAGAAGTCTATTTTCGTCTTTTTCATCAAGTACACCTGCTGACTGTCTATCTTGTCTTTCACGACTTGGAGGTTTTTCTTCCATCATATCCATTTTTACAAGGTGTCCATCAAGCATAAGCGGTGCTACTGAATGCCAAAATGGGTGGAGGCTTTCAGCAAGAGTGAGAGAATAATTGGATTTAGTTAAATCACCCAAGGCCGAAGAAGGGTCATGTATGTACCAATTATCATCCATACGAGTAACTTGATACGATACTGTATCTACACCTTTGAGTATTACTTGTAATACACCATCGTTGTACTCTATATCATGCGGGATAAGCAAAGGTGCAAACGATTTCGTCATAAGGTCTAACGATTCAGCACTGGCCGCACCTTCACCTTCACCTTCACTTTCTATCTCACGCACCTGTACATTGAATACATCTCTATTTTTTCTACGCTTCTTTGTAACACCTGTTACAGTTGCTCTTACTATATCTCCAACTTTAAATGCTCTTTGCTGTCTATGTGCTGTTCCCACATCCATGTAAAAATTGTTCTTGTATGTAACTGCACGATTACCTAATGATTCACCGTCAAGAATCGGCCCTGCACCAAGTTGGTATGTGTATGGCCCTTTACCTCGACGGTCAAGAACAATAAAATTAAAGTCACGACTTTCACGCAATAGTAACCATTTTGGATGACGACGCTCTCCTTTCATGTATGTGGATTTGTTATCTCGTAACAAAACTATACCGTGTTCTTCTTGTAGGTTTTTAACAGCGTCTTCAAGACCCTCATCATCAGTCATTTTTGTATCATGCGGGCCGGGAATGATAACATTTTCATGGCTATCAAACTGCCCTCTTAGAACTTTCATGCGTTCATGCATTAACATTTCAGCAACATTAGTATCATCGTAGTTGATAATATCAATAATGTTCAAGTCTTCTTCACCTACAATACCATCAATGACGAAGTTATTGTCGTTTAATTCAGCGAGGCTTTCTTTGAATGCTTTCTTTAATCCAACCTTACGCCCGTTTTCATCATAAGTAGTGATTTCATTATCGTTTTGTACGATAATAACTCGCTTACCATCGTACCACTTACTGACTACCCATGAGCCGCTAAATCCTCTTAGGTGTTCAAGGTCACTTAAATCGAATATGCGGTGCATCGGTCTTACCGGAGGACACCATTCAGCATCATCGGCTTTTGTCAAAAGTACATCGGGGTTCAAAAGAGAGGTAATGTATTCACTCATTTCACTTAAGTTAAGAGCAGTAGGGTTGTTTTCTCCATATATATCAAAAGTTTCTTTGTCATAATCCATGAAAGGTGGAGTAGGATTTTGATGTGGTGGTAATGTTTCCAATAAATGATTTGTCATATCTGTGCCGTGGAGTTCCTCTAATGCACCTTGCCAAGTAGGGTGGAATAATTGAGGTTCGGTGTAAGTACCGACCGATGGTTGTCCTTGAGAATCAAACTCGATACCAAATGATGACTGTTGAGGGACAGCAGAAGAGTGAACTACATCAGCACCAGTGTGTGTAGGCATAATTCCGAATGAAGAAGGATTAACCCCACCAATAGGTACTGGTTCACCGTCAATACCAAGCGTTCTTACAATTTCTTGCGTAGGTGTCATATTATCAGCATTTACAGCATCAATATCTAAACTTACAATACTATCAAGGTAATTTTTTGTTCTTCTCGTGTAAGGCTTTTTACCACCTTTACCGGCACCTAATCTATTATGCACATCGAGTTTACCACCGGCTGGATAATACGATAAACCATTATTTGACATATTACTACCATATTGCGATGAGTCAAATCTATGTTGTCCGACAGTACCTACTATACCATGAATAGGATGTGCTTTCCAGTTTTTAGTTCTCGATTGAGCGTTATCAATAGCAGTGTGTATTCCACTGTCTTGATAGTCTTGAGCGAATTGTTCATCAGCGTGAATACGATGAAGTGAAAACTCGTCATCAAAATTACCACTCGTCATTAACTGTCCGACAGTCGCAACACGCAACGGGACTTCTCTTACATTTGACTCGTCAATTATTTTTTGTACATGTTCTCTTAATCGTGCTTTTTGTTGACTTGTCTTACCTTCTAATCCCATACCTTCTAAGACTTCATCGGGTGTCATGTTGCCGTTTAATTCAAAACTATTGTCGAGCATATGACTCATTACATCACGATGAAAACCTTTTTGTTTTGGAATAACTGTTTTACTTTCATCCGATGTTCTGTAAACAGACGCTTTGATACCGTGTACACTATGGTCTGCATTTGCAAGCCACCGTTCAGCGTCATACATCAAACGGTTATGATTCGCCATAAACTTCTCCGGGTCGTTAATGTCAAAATGATTTGGGTCATGTTCCATAACTATAGGTAATAATTTTTTTGCGGCCTCAAGGACAGCGTTACGACTATTTTTAGCCACTTTGTCAATAAAACCAGCATCGGTTT